AAAAAGCCTTTGCATCTTGTACATCTCTCGTGGGATGTCCATAAAGAGGTCCAGTAGCGTGAAACGCGACGCGTTGCTGCTGGCTGGTTGCCCTGTGCTGCGACGTTGGCAGGTGTTTTGTCGGACGGTTGGGAAACCCTTCGGGATTTCCTTTCCGGTGCCTACACCTTCTGGTCGAACGGCTCAGGAACGTCTGAGTTGGCTGAAGTCTTTTTGTGAAAGCGGACTTCAGACTCCTAGTCTTCATCCGTGGCATGAATTCATGGGACAGTCCAGGTTATCTTCGGATGGCCGTCGGTCGGTCTTCATGTCACTATTTCTTTTCCGGAAAGTTCTTCCGTCACCTCAACCAGATCTCGAGTCTTATGCAAAACGAATGTCGGAGCCTTCTCCTCAACCCGATCAGGGTTTTCTCCGATACATAAGACGAACAGTTCCTAAGCTGTTTCCTCTCGGCTGGGATTTAACTTTGTATCCGAATGCTTGTCTTTCGTCTACATTGCCTATTAAATCGTGCCGAACTCGAGGTTTGTCTGAGGGTGGTTCTAGAGCTGAATATCTATTGAATGGTGTCAATCATTCGGATTTGCCATCCGAATTTGCGGCTTCTCCATTGGAGCTGCAACGTGCCATTCAGAAGGCGAATGCTTGTCATGGTTGGACAAGACACCAAGTATTCGTCTTGGAGGCTCTCACGAGAGAGTCTCCTATAGATATTTGTCCGTCCAGACTTCGGTCTGTCGAGACGGGGGGTAAGTGGAGGACAGTTAGCGTTGGTGACGTTAACTGCAATTTAGCTAGGCCTCTACATACCGCTATCTATAACCACATTTCACGTTTCAAGTGGCTTTTGCGTGGGGACGCTAAGCCGCGGAGGTTTGCTGAGTTTACGCCTCAACCAGGTCAAGTTTTTGTCAGTGGCGACTATGAATCCGCTACTGATAATCTTAATGGTTGGGTCCAGCGTGAGTTGTTGGATCTGATCCTTAACCAGGCAACTCAGATTCCGAGAGGAATAGCAGACCTCGGTAGACGATTGCTCCGGACTCCCATGCAATGGGAGGATGATGGCCCGGTCGTTTATCAGGAACGTGGTCAATTGATGGGGAATCTTGTTAGCTTCCCTCTCCTCTGCCTCGTCAATTACCTGGCTTTCAGGTATTTTTCGGGGTCGAGTGGACCCGTCCGTATCAACGGGGACGATATTGTATTCCGCGGAACCATGGCGGAGTACGATCGTTGGAGGGCGGGAGTTAACAAATCCGGTCTAGTCCTTTCACCCGGGAAGACGATGGTTGATCGTCGTTACTTTTCATTGAATAGCACTCTGTTCAAAGCATTTGATCGAAGAGTTGATATAGTACCCTGTATTCGCTCCTCCGCTTTCGGCCTTCGGACCGATTGTGGAGGTGTGGAAACTCTGCGGGGGAGGTACAATTCGTTTTGCCCTGGTTTCTTTGGATCCAGGCGATCTTTGCTGAGGATTGAGTTCTTGAAATGGAATGCTAAGTATATCCTGTCATCTGACAGGTCTATTTCCCGTGGACTAGGTCTTCCTGTCTACCGTCATGAGCTTATTCATAGCCACCTCTGGGATCGAGAGGCCCATTACCTTTCCATGGAGGTCGAAAGACCTCTTCCTGTCTCGAAAGGACATTTGGAACAGGATAAGGTCCCAGAGGGTTGGGAGCTACGTGAGGTGGACAAGCTGACAAAGAAGATGCGCGAAGATCTCCGTCTGATTGGGCCTGAGTTTATCGCTTGTGCCTGGTCGGATCCCAAACGCGTTGGAGGTCTGGACAAATTCGATTACAAAGCCGAGGTTGTTAGGACGGGTTCTGGTCCTTTCCTCGGCCACTGCAGGAGGCCGCTAAAACGGTTGGCTGCCTTGCTGGGGTTGTCCCCGGCCAATGCTCGGCGCTACCTCACCCCCAAGGTGAGGCGTCCGGTAGAGTATTGGTGGAGACGTAATCGAATTCGGATATGGCAACCAGTCAGTCCCTTACGGGTTACTGAATCGCGCCAAGAGAGTGATGAGGTTGTGGAGGTGGTGCATGGTTGTTTCCGTGCATTTCCTCCGCCTCCTTGTCTTTGTGAACAGTGATAGGCCAGCTCTGGCGAAGGGGAGTTTGAGCCCCGACCACCTACGGCGTTGCCTTCGGGCCTGTAGGTGAGGATGGACCTTTAGTGGATTCTAAAGGTACGGGAATCGTAAGATTGCTGCGTAACAGGCGGACTCGAAACGTGTCCTCGGCCACGAGTACGTGGTAGCAGCTGCGACGCGGGTTGGAACCCCGTGATTGACACCCGGTAAGTTGTCGTCTGCGTCCGACACCCTCGCAAGAGGGCGATGGGCTAGCGTCAGAGCAAAGTGAGATGGGCCGAAGCCTCTCGACAATGTCTTCCACGGACGTTAAAC